ATTCACAGTTTCTGTTGCAGAGAATGATGGAACATCCACCGCCGGCTTAGTAATTGAGGATGGCGATGCAGACGGCGAACTTGATGTAACTATTGGTGCCGGCGCAGCCTCTCTCACAACAATTGCTGGAGATCTAGACATTCCCAATGGCGGTTTTGCCCTGGGTTCAGATGCATCTGGTGATATGTATTATCGCGATTCTAGTGGTGTTTTCACACGAATCGCTGTTGGTAGTGATAATCACATACTTACTTTAGATGGCGCTGTTCCTGGCTGGGAAGCTGCCGGTGCAGCATCTTCTCTCGCTGCTGACGATATTACTGCCGGTGATGCCGCAGTTTCAATTTCAACTACCAGTGGTAATATTACTGTTGATTCAAATGCTGGCGCAGTCAGTATTGATGGCCATACTGGCGTAACAATCGCATCTTCCAACTCTGGCAATATTACGTTAGATTCTGTCGCGGACATTGTGCTTTCCGGTTCATCCGAAGTTAGGGTAGAGAATGACTTGAGGCTAGACAGCGACAGTTCTGTCATCTCAATGGGTGCTCAAGATGACGCAACATTCACTCATGACGGCACAACTGGTCTGACCATCGCAGCGACCCCAATCTCCATTAATTCAACTGGCAATTTAACTCTAGATTCAACTACTGATATTGTGCTTTCCGGCTCATCTGAAGTTAGAGTTGAAAACGATCTGCGCCTAGACAGCGACAGTTCTGTCATCTCAATGGGCGCCCAGAATGATGCTACCTTTACTCATGACGGAACAACTGGACTAACAATCGCAGCCAACCCTCTGATCATTGATGGGACAGCGACCATTACGCTTTCAGGCTCAACTGATGTCAGAGTTGAAAACGATTTACGCCTAGACAGCGACAGTTCTGTCATCTCAATGGGCGCCCAGAATGACGCAACATTTACTCATGACGGCACAACTGGTCTGACCATCGCAGCGACCCCAATCTCAATTGATTCAACCGGCGTTTTAGATCTTAACTCAACGACCGGTGATATTAACTTTCAAGATGGAGGCACCAATCAGCTTTCACTTGACATGGACGGCACCGCCGGCGCAATTATTATGCAACTTAAAGTTGATGGTGATGATTTAGTTTTCCAAAAGTACGATGGAACCGAAGTTCTTAAACTTGACGATGTTGGGAATACCATTGTCGGCGGTAGCTTGATTGAACAGCAAGTAGCACCAAACGATCTTGTCAACGACGATGAAACTGCCATATCAGTAGCCAGCATGCTAAAGAGAATTGCTACTGTTACTATTGCATCGAGCGATAAGGAGAAGGATACAGACACAGCAGCTAATATTGTAGACGCCCTCGAAAATCCAGTCGCAAATCAATCATTTGACTTTATTATTATAAATCTAGGTGAAGGGTTTGAGAATTCAACCTTAACAGTGGAAGCTGGTACTGGAGTTACCCTTGTGGGAAGCATGGCGGTCATGAGCGAGGCCTCCGCTACCTTTAGAGTAAGATTGACCAATGTTAGCGGCGGATCTGAAGCAGTTACTATATACAGGATAGGATGATTAAAGCAAAACCACAATTATTAAGGATTTTAGAACTTTAAAGCACTATTTATTTTGAATTAGTGTAATTTTAGGAGTATGTTAATGTCAAGTTTGCTAAGAGATGCCATTATTGATGCAAAAGCGCTTCGCGAGGCCGCGCTTAAGAATGCAGAGACAACAGTAATCGACAAATATTCAGAAGAAGTCCGTCAGACATTAAACCAACTTTTAGAACAAGATGAATTGGCCGCCCCCGAACTCGATCTCGGCGCTCCAGAAGGTGCACCCGAATTAGATCTCGGCGCCGACCCCGCAGTCGCCCCTGAAATGGGCCTCGAAGACGAAGCAGGCCCCGTAGAAGAAATTGCTGAAGATATTCCTCTCGCAGCAACTGATGATCTTTCTGAGAATGAAGGCGAAAATCTAGATCACCTTGCCACTTCTGGCAAAGAGGTTAATGTTGAAATTAATTTGGATGCTCTTCAAGAAACCATACAACATATGCAGAATGAAACAGAATTAGATATCAACGAGCAAACCTTAAGAGAGCTTCTTGCTGATAATGAAGAAGTTATTGAAGAAGACGATGATGATGCTGGCAGCGAATCTGATGAATCTAAGGGTTATGCTGGCGAAGCCGCTGGCGCCGAAGAAGAAGGCGAGGCCGAAGAATTTTCAGCCAAAATGAGCCCTAATCTCGAAGAAGAATTAGACATTTCCGATGACATGATAAATGCTATTGTAGAAAAGCTTACTGTCGATATGGGTGCCTCCCTTTCTGGTTGGGCAGGACGATCTTCATATGATATGAAGTGGGAGATTGAACAAGAATTAGCCCATCGACGCAGCACTGATGTCGAAGAAGAATTAAAGACTTTAAAGAAGGCTCAAGAAGAGTTGGTTTTCGAAAATAACCAACTCACAGAGTCACTTGAACAACATAAGCAAGTAGTACAAGAGTTACAAGGGGCTACCCGAGAGGTAAACCTTTCTAATGCTCGCTTGCTTTACACGAACCGTGTTTTAAGAAATACCTCCCTAAATGAGCGGCAAAGATCAAAAATTGCCGACGCTATTTCGAAAGCTGGTTCAGTAACAGAAGCAAAGACAATATATCACACGCTAGAAAGTACAGTGGGGAGTTCTCCAAGGAGAGAACCACAATCACTGAACGAAGCACTTGGTCGTCAGCGTACTTCTGTTCTTCGTGCTTCTCGTCAAGAGAGCACATCATCCGATCCGTTAGCGGAGAGGATGAAAAGACTAGCAGGTATTAAGTAAAATTAATACAAATACATTAACATAGGAGGTATTTAAAATGGCTGGTATAGTTGAAAGATTGACAGAAGGTATTGTCAATCGTGATATGCAGGCTGAAGGGCATGCATTATTAGAAAAGTGGGAGCGCACAGGTCTTCTTGAAGGCATGGAGAGTAGCCGCACTCGCCAATCTATGGCTCGCTTGCTTGAAAATCAAGCAAAAGAGCTTCTCCGTGAAAGTTCTACCATGGCCGGTGGAGATGTCGAAGGTTTCGCAGCCGTCGCATTCCCCATTGTCCGTCGTGTTTTCGCGGGATTGATCGCAAACGATCTCGTTAGCGTTCAACCGATGAGTCTCCCCTCGGGTCTCATCTTCTTCCTGGATTTCACCGTCTCCAGTAATGGCCCCGGGCTACCCCGCTTGGGCTATGGTGGCGATGGCGAAGAGTCGCTTTATGGTGGCGGCCGAGTAGGTAAGGAAATCACCGGTGGTGTGAATCTCACAGGTAGTGGCGTTGAAGCTGGTCCTTATGGACTTAACAACGGTTACTCCTCACCAACTGGTTCTGTGACTGCCATCTCATTGGCAGGCGCCGTTATGGTGGCTTCTGGTACTGCTGGGGCAACCCCTGGCGCCGGCGCAAACCCATTAAATGCTGCGAATCAAGGAAAGCTCGACAAGCTTACAAAGTATGACGTCGACCTTTCTGGCTCCAGTGTTTGTGTGGTTGAGCTTTCTGGTGGAACTGGCGGTAATTTAGAGCAGCTAGATGTTGATAATTTAGTTGCAATTCAAATGTTGGCAAGTAGCCACAATATCTTCGATGAGAATGTCACACTTATACGTCGTCTATCGCAGGTTGCTAGTGGTAGTACTAACCAAGATCCGAGCAAGAGCGGATACAGGTTTAACCTTGTGTTCGCAAATGTTAGTGGTGCTGTTCCATTAAACAATGGTAGCTCTAATAGTGTCATGGCCATTACGCGTTCTGCACATCCTCTCAATCTTACCATTCCGTTGGATGATAATCTTACGGCTGGTGGTGCACTGGGTTCCGTCATTGGTACGTCTGTGTGGGGTTTGGAAGCCGAACCGAGTATCCCCGAAATCGACATCAAGGTTGATTCCGTGGCGATTACTGCTATGACCAAGAAGCTCAAGGCTAAGTGGACTCCTGAGTTGGGACAAGATCTTAACGCATACCACAACCTTGATGCTGAAGTTGAGTTGACAAGCATTCTCTCTGAGCAAATTGCTCTTGAGATTGACCGTGAGATCCTTACCGATCTTATTAATGGTGCAACTGCTAGTACACTCTACTGGTCACGCTCTCCCGGTCTCTTTGTGAACCGTACAACCGGCCTGGAAATTGGCGCTAGCTCTGCTGCTCCCGATTTCACCGGTACTGTGAGTGAGTGGTATGAGACGCTCGTTGAAACTGTCAACGATGTCTCTGCACAGATCCATCGTAAGACTCTACGAGGTGGTGCTAACTTCCTGGTTTGCGGACCTGAAGTTGCTAATCTCCTTGAGTTCACTGCGGGATTCCGTGCTTCTGTTACTCATGATGAAGAGAAGGGTAGCGTTGGTGCTGTTAAGGTTGGATCGCTTTCTAAGAAGTTTGATGTCATTGTTGACCCCTACTTCCTGCGAAACGTGATTCTCGTTGGTCGTCGCGGTTCCTCTTTCCTTGAAAGCGGATACGTGTACGCACCTTACGTGCCACTGCAGACTACACCCACTATCTTTGGCCCTGAAGACTTCGTGCCCCGTAAGGGCGTGATGACTCGGTATGCCAAGAAGATGGTACGTCCCGATATGTACGGCCTAGTTGTCGTTCGCGGACTTATTGGTGAAGCCGGCGCTACTAGCTAATTCTAGCTAACTAGCAAATATATGTAAAGCCCCCATCATATGATGGGGGCTTTCATTTATGTAGAACTACTTACAGGTGAACGAGAGTTCACAACCTAGTTATCGGGTAGATTTTAAACTACCCCTTGTATTGTAAAATATGCAAGGACACGATTATAAAAGGAGGGTTTTTAACTATGGGAACGAAAAGATTAGGTCTCGCGAGGGTCCAAGCATTAATTGAAAATTTAAAGAGAGATATCAATCTTTCAAACAGTAGTCTTCTTAACGGTATATTGAGAAAGAAGGCTGGAGATGCTGGTACTCAAGAAGATACCACGTTTATTGTCGGAAGAAATGCGGTAGGTCAAGATGGAACAGCAATCGACCCGTATGCGGTATCTTCAACGCAGCAGTTTCCATTAGGAGCGTTGCTAGTCTATAATGATAGAGAGTATAGGTATGCAAAGGCTGGCGCGACCATTCCCGCTGGCAACGTATGCCAAACGCGGCTTAAGGCGCACGCAACCAATCACCTCGATTTGGACTGCGCAGCCGCACCAATCGGCGCCACAACCGTCGCGGTAGAGACAGCGGGCACTAATATCGTAGCAAACGAATATGCAGGTGGTTATTTGTATGTTAATGATGGAACTGGGGAAGGTCTGGCGTATAAAGTCAAATCTCACCCAGCACATGTACACGCTACAGATGCAACTTGTGTCATCACTCTTTACGATCCGATCAAGGTCGCCCTTGTTGCTAGTGGAACTTCTAAAGTTTCCTTGGCGCACAATAAGTATGAGAAAATCATCAAGGCACCAGGAACATCGCCCTTGACAGGTGAAGTCGTAGGTGTAGCGTCATCTGTGCTAGCAAGTGGCAATTATTTCTGGCTTCAGGTCAAAGGTCCGGCTGCTGTTCTGGTTTCTGGAACGGTCGTCATTGGTGATTCCGTGTGTGTCACAATCAGTGGCGGTACTGCTGGTGCTGTTATCGCGAGGGCCGCGGACGGCGCCGCACAGCGAGTTTCTCGCTCCGTGGGTCAGGTTATGCAGGTCAATGCTAGTACAGATTATGCCTTAATTGATCTTATGTTTGAATAGATAAACAATGGTTTATTAATCTTAGGCCCCCTTCCTTTTGGTTGGGGGCTTTTGTTTTTAAAAACATCGATCTGCCAAATTTTTTTCGCCTACAATTTTTGAGATTTTCGGTTTTGTCAAATAGACACTATTTATTATATAACCAAGGAGTTCCTCATGGGAAAGAAAAGAAGATTAAACTCAGCTAAAGCAAAGTTTGCCGCAAAACGCCGCGCACACCCCCGAGTCAAACTTTTAGCACAACAGGCGGCTGTCGAAACCGAAACAATTGAAGAAGTGTCGCCCGAAGTGGTTGAAGTCGTAACTAATACACCGCCTAAGACAACAAAGGCGAAGAAAACGGCCGTACCAAAAAAGAAGAAGCCCCCCACATCCAGAAAAAGGTCGGCAAAAAAGACAATAACCGAAGCTTCTGCATAAAATAACTTAATCTTTCTAAAACAGCCCTTAGCTTGTCTGGGGGTTTTGTTTTATCAGAACTATTTACAGCAGGAGAGCCATATAGATGCCAACAAACCTTAGTCCTTCGTCAGAAACAAGCGCAATTGTTTTAACTTCAACCGGCAGCGCCGGATTAGTGGCTGCCGCAGTACCCTTTGGTATCTACACAGGCTCCCTTGATTTTCTAAGCGGCGCCGCACTTCAGGTAGCATATATTTATAAGAAGCTTGGTGGTGATGTTGTAGACATTGAATTAACACCAAATAATGTATATGCAGCATATGAAGAGGCGGTTCTGGAATATTCATATATTATTAATCTTCATCAGGGCAAGAATGTTCTTTCTGACGTTTTAGGGAACGCTACCGGTACATTTGATCATAAAGGCGACAAAAAAACGGGCCCAGATAGTGTTAATTTAAAATATCCAAGATTTCAAATGGCATATTCTAAGAAAGTTGGTCAAGGGCTATCATCGGTTGCCGGCGTGGGCGGCACTGTTCGTGAATATTCGGCATCCTTTTCCCCGCAGCAAGATATACAAGATTATGACCTACAGAAAATTATTATGGATGCATCCGACTCTGGTGAAGATGACGGCGGCAATGCAGTCGGTTTTAGCGGGAAAGTTAATGATAAAAGGGTGACAGTCACACAAGTTTTTTACAAGTCTCCTAGAGCAATGTGGCGCTTCTATGGCTACTATGGAGGAGTAGGCGTTGTTGGCAATTATTCTACTTATGGCCAGTTTGCAGATGATTCTACTTTTGAGATTATTCCAACGTGGCAAAACAAGTTACAGGCCATTATGTATGAAGACTCGATTTACACACGAACCTCACATTATTCTTATGAATTAATAGACAATCAATTGCGACTTTTTCCGACTCCTAGTTATTGGGGATTTGACGAGCAAGATAGAATTTGGGTTAAGTTTTATATTGATGGAAATGCTTGGGATGCAACACAGGATTATACAGGAAGTATCGACGGGGTTAATAATATCAACACAATTCCTTTTGACAATCTTCCCTATAATAATATTAATGCAATAGGAAAACAGTGGATTAGAAAATATTGTTTGGCCCTTTGTAAGGAAATGTTAGGACAAATTCGTGGTAAATTTACTACAATGCCAATACCCGGCGAAACTGTTACATTAAATCATGCTGAACTTCTTGCGCAGGCTAAAGAAGAGCAAACAACACTAAAAGACAAACTAGCTGAAATGTTGAAAGAAATGGAATATACAGCATTAATTAAGCAAGATCAAGAAAAGGCTACGGCCGCAGCAGAAACATTTAAATATTCCCCGTTACCAATTTTTGTAG